GAATTTGACCGCTGTAAAAATATTGACTCATAGTTTAATCTGCCTGTGGTTTCAAAAGATCATTTAAGTTCTGTCGTTGTGTAACAGTTTCGCCGCTGCCAGTGACATGCGAACTTCTGTTATTGATAAACGAACCTTTTAATGTTTGTCTCTCTTCACTATTAGTTAGTGTCACTCGTTGTTCGGTTTCATAATGTGACCATACTGTTCCAGTCCATCTAAACAATCTTGCTGGTAAGAAGTCTGTGCGTTTAAAGAAATATCCAGTTGTTGGATTTGGTGGGAAGCTAGTTCCGAATCCCATAGGTGCCCCGTTGGGGGCAATGGCATCGCTGACAAGATATCCAGCAGTATAACCTTGACCACGTGGTGCTCCGTAGAGTGTAGTTTCCAATGCAGTCCCGGTACCCGATCCAACGTCTGTTGCTTCGAATGTAATGTCGCTGGTTACACCCATTATAGCAGTGCCGGCTATTATTAATTGACTCGTGTTCACGGTATAAGTTCCAATGCCACCAGTGCCAGTGCCCAGTGCAGTGACATATGTTCCTGCAACAATTTGATCTCCGGTTGTTAGTCCCGGGGTCAAGTATGTACCAACTCCGATAACTCCAGATGCCACAGAACTAACAGTTAATCTTGTGCCAGCAACTCCACTGCCATTATCTATTTTTCCAATCACGGATGCAGTGGCCTCTGCGCCTATTGATACGAAATTGGTAGTACCCAACGACACAATTTTATAAGTGTGACCTTTGACAAACGAACCAGCAACTGTTGGAGTACCGTCATTGTTGTCGATTACATTTGGTTGACCTGTAGATGTAGTTGGGTTAATCCAGAACATACTAGTGTCATAGCCACTTTTAGGTACATCAACTTCGGCTTGTGCAATAACAGCGTCATTAACATCTTTAATTTTATTGTAATTGCTTAGATGGTTGAATAAATCGTCTGCGTTGGCGCCAGTGCCGAGGATATCCTTAAATTCTTGACTATCAACTAACGGCCCAACTTTAACTCTCCATACGTGCGGGAACCAGGTAGGACTAAACCCTTCACTTGATCTACTGGCATCTTGAATTACATAAAATCTTTTTAATGCTTTGGCAACATCATGTAATGCAAATGGGTCTTTAAGATTGGGGAATTCAATAACGTCTCCACTCATCAACGGACGCCCAATTCGGTCAACCATATCGTTGATATGAAAGTTAACAAATATGGTATCGTTACTAAGAAACAGTCCAAACTGACTCAAATCAAAATCTACGTCATTTTGATTGTATATTCCACGGAGCTCGTATAAATCTTTGCTGTATTTTCTATCCCGATTTTCTAACAATAGTAAATCTTGGATTCTAGAAGTACTAGCATCACCGGTTGGTTGAGCAGGGCCTGTACTGTCAGCTGGATCGGTTTCTGCTCCTAAATATTTGTGGACAATGAGTCCAACACCGCCAACATAGAAGAATTCCCGGCTTTGGCGGTCGTGCCAATAGTAATCCTTGCTATATTCTGGGCGCCAAAGGCTAAGTCGGGGCATAAGTATTCTCCAATATACTTATTTATTGGTTGACAAGGCGGCACTAAGAGTATATAATAACAACATAGACAATACTTTTGGAGGTAATTTATATGGCAAGAGCCCAGACTGCTCAGAGGAAAGCCCCTACTAACCAAGTGGGTATCAAACTAACGCAGATCAAATTGACTGCCTTGGATATAAAATACAACGGCGAAGAGCCAACGTGGCCTGAGAATTTTGAGTTTGAAGAACCCGGACCCAAGTCAAACCGCACTTACAACATCGAAATCATGCGTGGATTGAACTGGCTCAACTATGCCGCTAATTCCGAGCAACGTGGCTTCCTCGAGGACTTCATCAAAATTAAGCGTCCCGAGACAATTAAAGAAGACATGGCCATGTTGAAGAAGGTCCCTGACAAGGTCATCAGTCGAACTTATGCACACATGGCTCGAATGAGTGTACGTGGTTTTCCTTTTGCTGAACAGGACTTTGCTAAGATTTGGCAAGCGGTAGTGGACGCATTTGAAAAGACTAAAAACGAACATGCGGCCAATGAAGCAACAGAAAAGGCCAAAGAACTGGCCAAGGTTGTTAAAGCGTCACAACCCACTATTCAAGAACGTATTTTAACGCAGGCTCGTAACTACCTGGGTGATACAATTGATCCGGCAATCGATGAGATTGTTGCCACCGGAGCAACTACTATCCGGGCTAACCTGGCTGGCCAAGGGTTTGGCCAGCCGCAGTACAAACGAATTATTGAACTTATCACCCCGGAGTTTAATGAGTTCAAAGAAGCACTACTAGTCAAACAAGATAAATCGCTTAAAGATGATAACAGCGAGCAATTACGTGAAGGTTATCAGCATATGAGCATTAAAACGCTCAAGACATTGATTGCATTCCTTGATGAAATTTGCAGTACTGCACAAAAACAAATCATTCAAAAGAAAGCCAATACCGTTCGTAAAAAGAAACCAGCCGACGTTAATAAAGTTGTTGCTAAGTTTAAGAAGCTCATGGAATTTCCAGAGCTTAAACTCAAAGGCACTAACCCTGCAGACTGCATGGGTGTGACAGATGTGTGGGTATACAATAGCAAAACTAAGAAGCTAGGTGTATATCGGGGACAATACACCGGATGCTTGGGTATCAAAGGCAATAGCTGGATTGGGTTCAGTGAAACAACTAGTGTTCAAAAGACTCTGAGAAAGCCATTGACACAGATGGCAGAATTTCAAACCCTGGGTAAGAATCAATTGAAGAAGTGGTTTGACAGCATTAAGAGTGTTGAGCATCGCTTGAACGGTCGTGGTAACGAATATACGTTGATTATGCGAACTGTCTAAATCAGGTAAATACCATAACGAGGACATTTATGGCAGACCCAAGACAAGAAGTATACGACTATATCCGTTTGCGTCTCGGCGATGGAATGGTGGACGTTGAGCTTGATCCAGAGCATTACAAAAGTGCCTTAGATCAAGCGATAGACGTTTACCGCCAACGTGGCGCAAACAGCACTGAAGAAAGCTATGCATTCTTAGAATTGCAGCCTGAAACTACGGAATATACTTTGCCTACAGAAATTATCTCAGTGAGAGAAATATTACGTAGGGGTGTTGGCACTCAGTCTGCCGGCAGTTCGTTGTTCGATCCCTTTCAAGCGGCCTACGTAAACAGTTATCTGATTAACTCGGGACAGCTGGGCGGCCTATTAACTTATGAACTTTTTGCACAATATCAAGAACTAAGCATGAGAATGTTTGGTGGTTATGTGACCTATCACTTTGATAGTAGCACTCGTAGACTGCTAATTCCTAGAAAATTCCAAGCCAAGGAAATAGTTGCACTTAGAGTAAACAATTATAAACCAGATCATATCCTATTAGGTGACATTTATATTAAACCTTGGCTACGGAGTTATGCATTAGCAGAAGCTAAAATGATGTTAGGGCAAGCCCGTGAAAAGTTTGCCAGCATTGCAGGACCGCAAGGCGGAACACAGCTCAATGGCGCAAGTATGAAAAGTGAGTCGGTTGCAGAAAAAGAATCTTTGTTAACTGATTTGAAAAACTTCCAAGATAACAGCATGCCCATGTCTTGGGTCATAGGCTAATATGAAAATAAAAGAAATACTCAAAGAACAAGTCGCTGCCTGGGCTCCATTAGCAGACGAAGTGTCGGACGCAATACCAGGTGCGTTTGTTATTCCTGAATTAGGCAACACCGATACTTACAAACAATATCGATATGGGTTAGCTATGGCACATGCGGCAGCGACGTTAGACCCAGATACTCATAACATTAATCCTTTTGCAAAATCCAGCGCATTTGGTGAATATCTAACAGTGGTTACCTATGCAGGCGAAGCCGAGCGCAGGGTAATCGAACTAGCGGCCAAATTAATGGGTGTCACCACTCGGCAAGTTGCTGACACTAGAAGTCACGAAGATAAAAATGTAGGTACTGTTAGTCCAGTACCTAAACAAAAATAAAACTTGACACACGTCTAATTTTCTACTAAAATACTAGTATGAAGAAAATTATTGGCCTGTGCGGTTTCATCGGCAGCGGCAAGGGCACCGTTGCAAATATCCTAGTTAGTGATTACGGCTTTGTTGAAGATAGCTTTGCCGCTACTCTTAAAGATGCAGTGGCCGCAGTGTTTGGCTGGCCAAGAGCATTGCTGGAAGGTAACACCGACGAAAGTAGATTTTGGCGAGAGCAAGTTGATCCTTGGTGGAGCCAACGACTAGGCAAGCCAATTACTCCTAGATGGGTACTACAGCAATGGGGTACAGAAGTTTGCCGCAAAGGATTCCATGATGACATCTGGATTGCTAGTTTAGAACGTAAATTAGCAGTCAGTGACTCTACCGTTGTGATTGCTGATTGCCGCTTTCCTAATGAAATTGAAATGATTAAACGACTGGGTGGCGAAGTCTGGCGGGTTAAACGTGGAGAAGAGCCCGAATGGTATAATCATGCAATAAACTTCAACAAGGGCGAACGTTACGTAGGCTGGGCAATTGGCCGCCATCATCTAGATGAACTAGGGATCCATGCCAGCGAGTATAGTTGGGTAGGCAGCGACTTTGATAAAGTCATCGAAAATAATGGATCTGTCGAAGACCTGCGTCGAATAATCGAAACTATCTAAAAAACCCTAAAAACCCATATTACGCTAAATATTCACAGTAGAGCATACATGCTCTAGAATATAACCTTAAAGGATAGCGAAATATGGCATTAACATCGCCCGGCGTACAAATCAGTGTTATCGACGAAAGTCAATACCTACCAGCAGCGGCTGGCCCAAGACCGCTAATCATTGTTGCATCAGCACAAGACAAAACTGACGGAGCAGGTACTGGTACCGCTTCCGGCACACTTAAAGCTAACGCAGAAAAAGTTCAGCTAATTACTAGCCAACGTGAACTTGTTAACATGTTTGGTGTACCTAAGTTCTATACAGACAACAGCGGTACAGCATTACAGGGTTACGAGTTAAACGAATATGGTTTACTAGCTGCCTACAGTTTCTTGGGCGTAGCAAGTTCAGTGTACATTGCTCGTGCAGACCTTGATTTAAATCAATTAACTGGTAGTGGTACAGCACCGACTGGTACTGTAGCAACTGGTTCATATTGGCTGGATCAAGCATCCACCAGCTGGGGCATCTTAGAATGGAATGCAGAAGATCAAGCGTTCCGCAGTATTGCTCCTAAACTAATTACCAGTAGCGCATATATCAGCAGTGGTGCACCAAAGACCAGTTTCGGCGTCATCGGTAGC